AAGTTGGCTCGTCAGATGATCGAAGATCCCAAGAAGCGGATTGAGTTTAGTAAGTATCCGAACGAAACAATGGCATGGCTGGCCGGTATGGTGCAGCAAAGCAACTGTTCGCTCGTAGATGACCTTTCTGAATACAAAAATTACGTGATTAACAGGCTCGTTTCTGAGATTGAAACGACAGCCGATGCCAAAATTCGCGTGCAAGCCCTAACAAAGCTTGGCGAAGTAGACGGTGTGGATGCATTTAAGAAGCGTACAGAGACCACACACATTATTAAGCCCATCGAAGAGGTCGAAAAAGAGCTTTTGTCGGTACTAGAGGGCATTGAATACAAGGTTTTGGAAGATAAAACCGAAATACCCGTGCAGAATCAATGCAATTAACTGCTGAAAATCTGCAAAAGCTGAAGCTGGCGCTGCCAAACATGCCGGATAAGGACAAACGGCGTGTGGCGGAGCTACTAAAACAGTATCAGAACCAGATAACGCAGAAATTAGGTAAGGATTCGTTCTTAGATTTCATTAATCACGTCTATCCGGGCTACAAGGTAGGCCCTCACCACCGCAAATTAGCTCGGATTTTCGAGGAAATTGCGGCAGGCAAGAAAAAGCGTGTAATCGTGAACATCGCTCCCCGTCATGGGAAGAGCGAGATGATCAGCTACCTAGCGCCAGCGTGGTTTTTGGGGAAATACCCGCATAAAAAGGTCATTATGGCGTCTCACACCGCCGACCTCGCCGTTAATTTCGGCAGACGTGTGCGTAACTTAGTGGGGGCGGAGAATTACCGTGACATCTTTCCTAATGTCGAACTTCAAGCAGACTCTAAAAGTGCTAGCCGTTGGGGTACTAACTTTAATGGCGAGTATTTTGCTATCGGTGTTGGCGGTGCTCTGGCTGGTCGTGGTGCTGATCTCTTTATTATTGACGATCCTCATTCCGAGCAAGAGGCTAAACAAGGCCGTGCAGACGTATTTGAACCGGCGTGGGAATGGTTCCAGTCGGGCCCTGTACAACGACTGATGCCGGGTGGCGCGATCATCGTGGTGATGACGCGATGGAGTAAGCAGGATCTGACCGGGAAGATTGTTGACCACATGACCCGCGAGGAGGAGGCAGATCAGTGGGAAGTGGTGGAATTTCCCGCGATTCTTAACGAGAAACCCCTCTGGCCTGAGTTCTGGGGTATTGATGAGTTGCTGGCTAAAAAGGCCAGTATGGATGTGCGGTATTGGCAAGCCCAGTACATGCAACAGCCCACGTCCGAAGAAGGTGCGCTTATCAAGCGCGAGTGGTGGCAGACATGGTCGGCTGAAAGTCCTCCGCCATGTGAACACATCATTATGTCGCTCGACACCGCGCAAGAGAAATCCAATCGGTCGGACTACAACGCCCTCCTCACATGGGGTGTCTTCTTTAATGAAGAGGTCAAGAACTACAACATTATTCTGCTCAACAGTATCCGCGAGCGACTTGAGTTTCCGGAGCTAAAAGAGCTTGTTCTTGAGCAGTACAAAGAGTGGAACCCAGACACATTTATTGTTGAGAAGAAGTCCAACGGCGCGGCTCTTTATCAGGAGATGCGGCGTATGGGCGTGCCCATATCCGAGTTCACGCCGGGTAAAGGGCAGGACAAGATATCGCGTGTAAATGCAGTATCCGATCTGTTCTCTTCCGGTATAGTCTGGGTGCCTGATCGACGTTGGGCTTGGGAAGTCGTGGAGGAATGCAATGATTTCCCATCCGGCACCCACGATGACTTGGTGGACGCCACCACCCTAGCCCTCCTCCGATTCAGGCAAGGCGGGTTCATTAGGCTCCCATCCGACGAGCCGGAACCAACTAAGTGGTTTAAGAGCCACAAGCGCGAAGGCTATTACTAGGAGAATTTAGATGGCCGTCGATAAAAGTTTGATGCAGGCCCCTCTGGGATTGGAAGCTCTCGCGGCTGAAGAGCCTGCGATTGAGATCATGGTTGAAGACCCGGAGAGCATGTCTATCGGTATTGATGGCATGGTCATTGAGATGGTCAAAGACGAGCCTCGTGCAGAGGATCATGACGCCAACCTCGCGGAATATATGGGCGAGAACGAGTTGCAGAGCTTGGCTTCTGAACTCATCGGAGACTATGAGCAGGATCTTGCTTCACGCAAGGACTGGTTGGATACCTACGTCAAAGGTTTGAAAATCCTTGGTATCCGATACGAAGAGCGTACTGAACCGTGGCCGGGTGCGTGTGGTGTGTTCCATCCGCTGCTGATGGAGAGCGCAGTCAAGTTCCAGTCCGAGACAATTATTGAGACGTTCCCGGCGATGGGGCCGGTCAAGACCAAGATCATTGGCAAAGAGACACCGGAGAAAAAAGACTCCGCAACTCGTGTCGCTGATGACATGAATTATCAACTGACTGAGAAGATGAAGGAGTACCGCCCGGAGCATGAGCGCCTGCTACTTTCGCTCGCCTTGGCAGGTAACGCCTTTAAGAAGGTGTATTTCGACCCGTCACTCGGTCGTCAGACTGCGGTTTACACTCCAGCCGAAGACATCATCGTGCCCTATGGCGCGGCAAATTTGGACACGGCTGACCGTGTTACGCACCGTATGCGTAAGACCAAGAACGAGGTTAAGAAACTTCAATACGCAGGGTTCTATCGGGATGTAGATCTTGGTGAGCCGATGCGTGTGATGGACGAGGTGGAGAAGCAGAAGGCTGAAGATCAAGGCTTCAGTGCGTCAATGGACGACCGTTTCCAACTCCTCGAAATGCACGCCAATATAGAGCTTCCGGGGTATCCAGATGTCGACAAAGATAACAACGAAACGGGAATTGCTTTACCGTACGTCGTCACGATTGAGAAAGGAACAGGGACAATCCTTGCCATACGCAGGAATTGGCGCGAAGACGATAAGCTTAAAGAAAAGCGACAGCACTTCGTCCACTACGGATACATACCCGGATTTGGATTTTACTACTTCGGCCTTATTCACCTTATCGGGGGACATAGTAAGGCTGCAACGTCCCTCCTTCGTCAACTCATTGATGCAGGAACTCTCTCAAACCTCCCCGGAGGACTTAAGTCTAGAGGATTGCGAATTAAGGGGGACGATACTCCGATTGCGCCGGGAGAGTTCCGAGACGTAGATATTCCGTCAGGCGCGATCCGCGACAACATTCTCCCCCTTCCCTATAAAGAGCCAAGTCAAACTCTGGCTACTTTGATGGATCGGGTGGTCGAAGAAGGTCGCAGATTTGCTGCGGTGTCGGATCTCAAAGTTTCCGATATGTCTTCGCAGGCTCCGGTCGGTACGACACTTGCCGTGCTTGAGCGTGTGCTAAAGGTGATGACGGCGGTGCAGGCTCGCGTGTACTACGCGATGAAGCAGGAGTTCAAACTCCTTGCCACCATTATTCGTGATAACACCCCGGATGAATATTCGTACGAGCCGGAAGTTGGTGATCGCAAAGCGAAGAAGGCTGACTACGACGATGTTGATGTCATCCCGGTCAGCGATCCAAATGCGTCGACGATGTCGCAGAAGGTGGTGCAGTACCAAGCCGTATTGCAGTTAAGTCAGACCGCGCCGCAACTCTACGATCTTCCGTATCTTCATCGTCAGATGATTGAAGTGCTCGGCATTAAGAACGCAGATAAGTTGGTGCCGTTGGCCGCTGACGCCAAGCCGCGTGATCCCATCACTGAGAACATGGACGTGATGACGGGCAAGCCCGTGAAGGCGTTTATGTATCAAGATCACGAGGCGCACATCGCTGTGCACATGGCGCTTGGTCAAGATCCGAAGATTGCCCAGCAGATTGGTCAGAACCCGATGGCACAGCAGATCACGGCTTCGCTTCAGGCACACATCATGGAGCACGTGGCGTTCCAGTACCGCCGCGAGATTGAGAAACAGCTTGGCGCGGCGCTCCCGCCCTTGCCGCAAGATGATCGTGAAGAGTACGACCTGCCGCCTGAATTTGAGGCGCAGTTGTCGCAGTTGGCAGCAGCCGCTGCCGCACGTGTCCTTCAGAAGGATCAGGCCGAAGCGCAGATGCAACAGGCCGCACAACAGGCACAAGACCCGCTTGTTCAGATGCAGATGATGGACTTGCAGATCAAACAACTTCAGGCGCAAACCAAGGCGCAGCAGTTGCAGATGGAGGCCCAGATTCAACAGGCCGAGGTTGCACGCAAACAGCAGAAAGACGTTATGGATGCTGTTACCAAGGCCGACGAGTTGGAGCTTCGCAAAGCAGAGATTTCTGGTCGTCAGCAGCTTGAGGCAGCGCGTCTCGGCGTGGACATTCAGAAAGACAAAGCCGCTATTTCTGCCAAACAGCAGATTGAAGGCGTACGTCTTGGCCTAGAAATAGGCAAGGCGCGTGATGAATCAGAAATGAGAAAACAGGTTACACCACCTGCACCAAAGGAGTAATGAATGAGTTATTCAAACGCTCTGGAATACCTTGAGTCCAAACTCAAGGAGGAGCGCGGCTTGATTGTAGAAAGCCTCACTCAAGGCAAGTTGGATGAGGGGGAATACAAAAGGCTATGCGGGTTCATTCAGGGTCTTGACCTCGCAGTTAGTTATCTCAAAGACCTTGCGAAACGATTGGAGGAAGAATGAGTAGTATCAATGTAGAGAAGACACAGGAAGAAGCCACCAAGGCCAAACTCCTGCCAGAACCGAAAGGCTACCGAATCCTGTGTGCAGTACCGCATGTGGAAGAAGAATATGACGGTGGCATCATCAAAGCAGAGGACACCAAGCGAGTTGAAGAGCAGACCACTGTGGTCTTGTTCGTCATCAAGATGGGTGATCTTTGTTACACAGATAAGGATCGGTTCCCCACCGGCCCTTGGTGCAAAGAAGGAGATTTTGTCCTTACCCGTCCCTATTCCGGCACCCGCGTGGTTATCCACGGCAGAGAGTTCCGCATCATCAACGACGACACGGTGGAAGCGGTGGTTGAAGACCCCCGTGGAATCCGTCGCGCATAAGGAGTGATTTATGGCTAATGAAGAGTATAAATTTCCGGACGAAGTAGAGGCAAAAACCGAAGCCGCTCCGGAACCAGAATTCAATATTCAGATTGAAGACGATACCCCGGCTGAAGACCGGGGCCGGACTCCGCTGCCTAAAGAGGTAGTTGACGAGCTAGACAAGGACGACCTTGAGGAATATTCCGACAAGGTTAAGAAGCGTCTCTCTCAGATGAAGAAAGTCTGGCACGACGAGCGTCGTGAAAAGGAGCGTGCTTTCCGTGAACGGGAAGAAGCCCTACGGTTTGCTCAGATTCGTGAACAAGAGATTAAACAGCTTAAGAGCCGTCTTGGTAATGGTGAGAAGGCTTACATCCACGAAGTTACTAAGTCAGCTAATAACGAGTTAGTATCAGCTAAAGATAAACTTAAGCAGGCATATGAATCCGGAGACCCCGGTCTTATTGCTGATGCTCAAGAGATGCTGACTGACGCTAAGCTTAAGGTTAAGCAATACGAAAATTTCCGGCCCTCTTTACAAGAAGAGGAATCAGTAGTACAACCAAATCTACAGTACCAAGTACCTCAAGCATCTCAACCCGTCGCGGACCCAAAAGCCGAGGCGTGGAAAGAGAAAAATGCTTGGTTCGGTACAGACGAGGAGATGACCGCCCTCGCTTTGGGACTGCACGAAAAATTGGTCCGGTCTGGAGTCGATCCGCGTAGCGACGATTACTACGACCGAGTTAACGCGACGATGAGAAAGCGATTCCCCGATTATTTCGAGGATGAGCCAACTCAAACGAGGGAGGCCGAAAAGCCTACTCGCACAAAACCAGCCAACGTAGTGGCTCCGGTCACGCGGTCATCCGCGCCACGTCAGATTCGTCTGACGCCGACACAGGTCATGCTTGCTAAAAAGCTTGGTCTGAGTAATGAGCAGTATGCCCGTGAACTTATGAAATTGGAGAGCAACTAAAATGGCTGAAAATAGACTCGCACGCGAACTCGAAAATCGGGAATCAGCGCAGCGCACAAAGACTTGGACTCCTCCCCAAACGCTTCCGGCTCCAAATCCGCAAGCAGGGTGGGTGTTTAGGTATATCCGGACTAGTATTATGGGAACTGCTGACCCATCGAATACCTCCGCAAAATTCCGTGAAGGTTGGGAGCCTGTAAAGGCTGAAGACCACCCGGAGTTAATGCATATGACCGATCCTAGTTCCAAATTTA